GTAGGTACTTTGTAATAACAGGCGGAAGGGGTTCAGGGAAGTCATACTCTTTGAACTCGTTTCTGCTATTGTTAACTTATGAAGTAGGACACGTGATACTATTTACACGTTACACTTTAACATCTGCAAATGTATCTATCATTCCTGAATTTATAGACAAGATAGAATCAGCTGATTTAAGCAACGATTTTTATATTACGAAGGATGAAATAGTAAATCTAAAAACAGGCTCTAAAATACTCTTTAAAGGGATTAAAACAAGTAGCGGAACACAAACTGCAAGTTTAAAATCATTAGCTGGTGTAACTACTTGGGTATTAGATGAAGCTGAAGAACTAACAGATGAAGAAGTATTTGAAAAGATAGATTTTAGTATTAGAACTAAAGGTGTACAGAACAGAGTATTACTTGTATTGAATCCTGCAACAAAAGAACACTTCATTTATAAAAAGTTCTTTGAAGATAAAGGAATACAAGCCGGTGCTAATTTAGTAAAAGGAGATACTACATACATTCATACAACGTATTTAGATAATATAGAAAACCTTTCAGAATCTTTTATTAGTCAAATAGAAAATATAAAAAAACGTAGACCTGAAAAGTATAAACATCAAATATTGGGTGGATGGTTAGATAAAGCTGAGGGAGTTATATTTAATAACTGGACTATTGGAGAATATAAACAAGTAGGCAAGTCTGCATTTGGTCAAGATTTTGGATTTAGTAACGACCCTACTACATTAGTAGAATGCAATATAGATACTGCTAATAAAAAAATATACATCAATGAAAGGTATTACTTACCTGCATTAACTACATCACAGATTTATCAGTTAAATAAACAGCATTGTTTAGATAGTTTAATAGTAGCTGATTCTGCTGAACCAAGATTGATATCTGAATTGCAATCTGCAGGATTAAATATAGTACCTGCAATTAAAGGTCAAGGTTCGGTTACTTTCGGTATAGCTTTACTGCAAGATTACGATTTGATAATTACACCTGAATCAATTAATTTAATCAGGGAACTAAATAACTACTGTTGGTTAGAAAAGAAAAGTAACACACCAATAGATAACCATAATCACTTGATAGATGCTTTGAGGTATATTGTATCTTATCAATTAGAAAATCCAAACAAAGGTTCTTATTACGTTTATTAGATATGACATACGCACAGATAATAGCTACAATACAATGTTACATACATCATAAGAAAGGTGTAGAAGTACAGATTAACCTACCAAGAAACATTGGTGAAATAAAAAAGATGCAAGAAATGTATTTAATTGCAGCAGCTTATTTGAATAGTTAAATGTTAAAGTTTTGTTAAAATTTCTAAATAGTTTTGTATTGTTAATAACTGTTGTATATTTGTACTCAACAAACAAACACAGAAATTATGGAAAAACAAGTAATCGTATATATAACTGATAAAAAAGGTGGTCAGTTATTTAAAAATTATGTTTCTGAATTGTATATAGATTCAGCAAAAAGAGAATTACAAAATCATTTAAACGCAGCAAATAAAAACCCTAAAATGTATCATTTTTTAGATATTGAAACTGCTAAAATAGAAATACAATATTTAAATAAATAAACTATGACGCCAAAAGAAAAAGCAAGAGAGTTAGTAGATAAATATATTTCTATATATAATTCACATAATTGGTTTTATTTTCATTTAGCCAAACAAGCAGCTATGTTATTAGTAGATGAATTAATTATAGTTTGTAAATATTATAATGACACCCAAGCAGAATTGAATTATTGGTATGAAGTTAAAGAAAGAATTAGTATGTTATGATAATAATTTTTATATGTTTACAATTCCTATCATTTGTATTTTGTATAATAATTTCAAATATTTTAATTGGAATGCCTAATAATATTATCCACGAAAAAGATAACAATAACACAAAAATTATAACTATGGAATACTACGACTATCAAAACGAATACCCTGAAAACGAATGTAGGTTTTGTGGAGAACCTTGTGAGAAAACATATTGCAATAAGCAATGCGAACGAGCAGATGAAGATTAAAATATTAGAATGTCCCTTAATTGGCTATCAGGAATGGTAGCTTTTTTTTTGTTTAATACAATAAGTCAATTTATTTATTAATAACTAAAACAAATAAAATGAAAGTAGAATTAACAATACCAACTTCTTTAAACGAAATAAAGTTGGGTCAGTATCAAAAGTTTTTATCTATAGCTAAAGACAATGAAGAATCAGAATTTCTGCAGCAAAAGATGGTGCAATTGTTTTGTGGTATAGATTTAAAAGATGTAGCAGCTATTAGATACAAGGATGTGGCTGAAATAACAGTAAACATTAATAATCTATTTACTAAAGAAAATCGTTTCATACAACGCTTTAAAATGGGTGGAGTAGAGTTTGGATTCATACCTAACCTTGATGAAATGTCTACAGGTGAATATATGGATTTGGATAATTATATTACAGATTGGGACACTATGCATAATGCAATGGCTGTATTATATAGACCTATTACTAATAAGTTAGGAAACAAATATGAAATAGAAGAGTATAAAGGTTCTATTACTTATGCTGATGTAATGCGTCACGCTCCATTAGATGTAGTATTAGGTGCTATGGTTTTTTTTTACAATTTAGGGAACGACTTATTAAGCAGTACGATAAATTATTTGGAGAACAATCAGGAAGTACAGAATATTCTGAACAAGCACAATTCGGACAACGTTGGGGATGGTATTCAAGTATCTATGCTCTTGCTCAAGGAAACGTTAGAAGATTTGATGAAGTTTCCAAGTTACCAATACACCAAAGTTTAACTTGGTTAATGTTTGAAAAAGAAAAGACAGATATAGAAATGAAATTAATAAATAAACGTAGTTAAATAAAAATAAGTAATGAAAGGATTTTACCAAATAAGCCAAGCTATCAAAGAACAATTAGATGCAGATGCTTTTGTAAATACTGTTACCATTGGTGATATATTCAAAGTTGATTTGAACAAGCAAACTATATTTCCTTTGTCACACATAATGATTAATTCAGCAGCTTATAATGGAAACACTTTCAATTATAGTATTTCTGTTTTATGTATGGATATAGTTGATGAATCAAAAGAAGCTACTACTGATATATTTTTAGGTAATGACAACGAACAAGATGTATTAAACACTCAACAAATGGTTGCAACAAGATTACTTGAAATGTTAAGACGTGGTGATTTATATGATGATGGTTTTCAATTACAAGATGGCGCAAGTATAGAATACTTTGTAGATAGATTTGAAAACAAAATTGCAGGTGTAACTGTAACTATGAATGTTATTGCACAAAACGATATGACTATTTGCTAATATGGCTAATGAATTAACAGAAGTTGAGAAAGTATTAAAGCGTTTTAGGGATTACGTTATACAACAAAGTAGAAGTAATTTATCTAAAAGCGATAAGAACGTTTCTAAAGAACTATATAATAGTTTGAAAGGCGAAGTGCTTACAGAAAATAACTATTCAATAGTTGGCTTCTCTATGGCTGAATATGGTCAATTCCAAGACCAAGGTGTTCGTGGTAAATCAAGTTCAGCAAAAGCACCTAATAGTCCGTTTAGATTTGGCACAGGTTCAGGTAAAAAAGGTGGTTTAACACAATCAATATTAAAATGGGTACAAGCGAAAGGTTTTCAATTCCGAGACAAGAAGAGTGGAAAGTTTATGAGTTATCAGCAAACAGGATATCTTATTTCTCGAAGTATTTTTCACAAAGGAATTAAACCAAGTTTATTTTTCACCAAACCATTTGAAGCAGGATATAAGAAATACATAGATACGGATTTGATGAAAGCATTCGGTCAAGATATAGATACAATGGTAGATTATAATTTAAACAATATAAAATGATAATATATTCAAGAAGTCCTTACTTCATTACAATAAATGAATCAGGTCAAGTTGGTTCAAGAGTAGAGTTAAGATTGTGGAATGGTTCAGGTTCTGCTCCTTCAACTGCAACTTATACATTTAGCAAACCAATAGCAAGTACAACACAATTAGAAAACGTTTATAACATCAGTCCGTTTGTAAAAGAATACATTGATAATGTAGCACCTGATTATGCAGCAGGAGAAACAGATTCCACTTCTATGTGGGTAAACGTACAAGTTAAACGTTACAAAGAAACATCAGTAGGTACATATTCTTTATTAGACACAGTTACCTATTTGGGAACTAATGGTTACACTTCATTTTTAGATGGATATAATAAAAGCAATAGTTCAAATACATTTATGTTATTATCGGATAACACAAAAGAAATATTTTATGATATTACAAAAAGTATTCCTTATGTTAATGCCTTAATTAGTCCTGAAAGTGGTGATGTAATAACTGCAACTTATAAAGACTTACGTGGTCGTAATGAAGTAGTAGTTGGTTATACTGAAACAAAAGGAATGCTTAAAATACCATTGACTACAACGAATGCAAAATATAATAAAGGTAATACATTAACTATTTCTTACAATGATACTGATTTTGTTTACAATGTTACACCTATTTGTGAACCTAAATATTCACCTGTAATTTGTTCATTTATAAATCGCTTTGGTGGTTGGCAGTTCTTAACCTTTTTTAAAGCACAGACAAACAATATAAATGTTAAAGGCAGTACATTTAACTTACTTCAGGATTCAATTGATTATAACACTTATAAAGGGCAAAGTAAATCATTTAACATTAATGGTAAACAATCAATTAAATTAAGTTCAGGATTTGTGCCACAAAATTATTCTGATTTGATTCAAGATTTATTATTGAGTGAAACGGTTTTGTTAGATGGTAAACCTGTAGAAGTTAAAACACAAGCAAGTAGTTTAAAAACTTCTTTAATGGATAGGAATATAAATTACGAAATAGAATTTGATTACGCATTTAACTTAATTAACAACGTTATTTAATGGTAACAGTAGGATTATATATTTATATAAATGATGTAGCACGTAGGGTTGAATTATTTGATGATGAAAAGATTTCAATTACTTCTTCTATTCAAGATGTTAGTGATATTTCAAAAGTAAGAACTGATTTCAGTCAATCGTTTACTGTACCTGCTAATGAAAATAACAACGCTATTTTTTCGCATTGGTATAACAATACAATTGATGGTGGATATGATGCAAGAAAAAGAAAGAGTGCCTATATTGAATTAGACACTATACCTTTTAGAAATGGTAATGTACAATTAGAAAAAGCCACATTGAAAAATGGGAATCCTGAAAATTATACACTAACATTTTATGGTTCATTAGTTTCACTTAAGGACACATTTGCAGAAAAGAAACTATTTGATTTAGATTATTCAGATTACAATATTACATATAGTGGTTCTAATGTAGTAAGTAGAGTGTCAGGTGGTTTAACAAATGATGTTAAATTTCCTTTAATTAGTTCAAATAGAGTTTGGCAAAGTACAGGAACAACTGATAATATTACTTTATCTGCTTGGGCTATTGATACAACCGAATTATTTCCTGCATTACGTTTACCTAAAGTATTTGATGCTATTGCTGATTATTACAATATAACTTTTGAAGGTGATTTTTTAACAGATGAAAGATTTACAAATGCTTTTTTATATTTAAAGAATGCTGAAAAGTTCACAGCTAAAAGTAGTCTAAATAAAATAAACTTTAATAGTTCTTCAGGATTTCCTGTTAATGGATGGGAATTTAGTACTTCTTCTGATATATTAGGATATACAACACCTTCAACTTTTAGACAATCATTTGTAACGATTAGTGTAACAGCAACTGTTGCAGATATAAACTATAGTGTTTTAGTTTATAAAAATGGTTCGTTATATGTAACTGTACCTTGTCCTAATCCTGCGAATACAACAAACACATTTGATTTGATTAGCTATACAACAAACACACCTGCTAATATCGGAACTTATGAGTTTTATATTCAATCAGAAAACATATTAACTTTTACTTCTGAATTAACTGTTGATGTTATTACATTTGATTCAGCTACTGCTACACAATCAACTGCTATAACTACTTCAGCTATTTTAAATGTAGGTTCTTATATGCCTGATATAAAAGTAGAAGATTTTTTTAGTGGTATTTTAAAAATGTTTAATCTTACTTGTTTAAGTTATAAAGAAAATATTTATCAAATACAAGAATTAGAAAGTTGGTATAGTTCAGGAAACATTAAAGATATTACACCTTATGTTATAAGTGACGACTTAAATATAAATAGACTTCAAACATTTAAGAAGATTAATTTTAAATATGAAAAGTCAGAATCATTTATGAACGCTGCATTTTTATCTAATAATGGAGTAGCTTATGGTGAAGTAGATTTAACTTTAATAAACGACTTTAGAATATTATGATAAAAGAAATATTAAACTTGCTAATGATGGATAATCATTACGGACAAAGTGAAACAATAGAAATAGCTAAAGGTAAATATGAATTGCCAAATAGTTGGAGTAAAGGATTAAACCAAATTAAAAGACTTATTAAATGGCAAAGACAGTAGAAGTAGATTTACAGGTAAACACAAACCTTGAACCCACAATAAAAAATTTAAGAGAACTTAAAAAGCAGTTAAGAGAAACCGCTGCAGGTTCTAAAGAGTTTGATAAATTAAGTGCAAGTATTCGTGATATGGAAGATTCTATATCTGATGCTAAAGCAACAAATGATGACTTTTTAGGTCAATTAGAAAATGCTTCAGGACCATTACGCACACTTGGTCAAGGTATTCGTGGAGCAGAAAGAACATTTTCAAGTTTCAATGGAGCGTTAAAAGCTTCTGTTATTGGTATTATAGTTGGTTTAGTTGCAGGATTAGCTGCTGCATTTAGCAACAATGAAAAAGCACAAAAGAAATTACAACCTGTATTACAAGCTTTTGAAAAAATACTTGGTGGTGTATTTGCTATTGTAGAACCTTTATTTGATACGTTTATAGATTTAGCCACAAAAGCTTTGCCTTATGTAAGTGATGCGTTTAAAGTTGTTTATTCAAGCGTTACTGCTGTTTTTCAATCTATAGGTAAATTAGGTTCTGCAGTTGGTAAATTAATTTCAGGTGATTTTAGTGGTGCTTGGAAAGACGCTAAAGAATCTGTAACAGGATTTAGTAAAAACTTTGATTCAGCTAAAAACAGATATGACAAAGGTTCTAAAGAAATGACAACTTTAGAAAAAGAAAATGCTGCAAAAAGAGCTGAAGCTTTAGAGAAAGAAAACGAACGTAAAAAAGCAGCAGCAGATAAAGCGGCACAAGAAGCTGAAGCAAGAAGACAAAAAGAAAAAGAAGCTGAAGAAAAGGCATTAGAAGAAAAAAAGAAAAGACTTCAAGAAGAAATTGATTTTCAAATATCTTTAGATAATGCAAGTAGAGAAAGACGTGTTGCTGAAGCTTTAGAAAAAGAAGCTGCTGATGCTAAATTTTTAGAAGACACTACTGCAATGGTAGATGCTTTAGAAACTACAAACACAGCTAAAACAAAAGCAGAAACAGACGCAAGAATAGAACTTGCAAAGAAAGAAAAAGAAGCTAAAATACAAGCTGCTGAAGCTGCTGCCGCTACACTTTCAGGATTAGCTGATTTATTAGGTAAAGAAACTGCTGCAGGAAAAGCTGCTGCTGTAGCAAGTGCAACTATATCTACATTTTTATCTGCACAGAAAGCTTATGAATCTACTGTTGGTATTCCAATTGTAGGACCTGTATTAGCACCTATTAACGCGGCTTTAGCTATTGCAAGTGGTATTAAATCTGTTAAATCTATTTTATCAGTTAAAACACCAAATGGTGGTGGCGGTGCTGCTCCTACTATTAACGCTCCTTCAGGTGGTTCTGCTCCATTAGCTGCTGCTCCAAGTTTTAATGTAGTAGGTACTTCAGGACAAAATCAAATAGCACAAAGTTTAGGTAATCAAGCACCTGTTAAAGCTTATGTAGTATCGAATGACGTTACTACAGCACAAAGTTTAGATAGGAATATTGTAAACACAGCTACAATAGGAAACTAAACAAAAAAGTAAAAATATAATTTATAAATAAAAATAAAATGCGAATAGTAGAATTAATTATAGACGAAAAAGAAGACTTGGCAGGTGTAGATGCTATTTCAGTTGTAGAATTTCCTGCAATAGAAGAAAACTTTATTGCTTTAAACCAACAATTACAATTAGCTAAAGTAGATGATGAAAAGCGTATCTTAATGGGTGCTGCTTTGATTCCAAATAAAAACATTTACAGACGTAATGGAGAAGATGAATATTATATTTTCTTTTCAGATGCTACTGTAAGAAAAGCAAGTGAATTGTTCTTGATGAATTCAAACCAAAACAACGCTACATTAGAACACGAACAAAAAGTTTCTGATTTGTCTGTAGTTGAATCTTGGATTGTAGAAGATACTGAAATGGATAAGTCTAAAAAATACGGATTGAATGCTTCAGTTGGTACTTGGATGGTTTCAATGAAAGTAAACAATGACACTATTTGGAATGACTTTGTTAAAACAGGAAAAGTAAAAGGATTTTCGATTGAAGGTATGTTTGCTGATAAATTAGAAATGAGTTTGCAAAAAGAACAAGAGCAAGAATTAATAAACAAAATAAAAGAAATAATTGTTAAACATAATCTATAAAATAATGGCTAAAACAAGTTCACCAAAAGGTGGTAACAGAGGTTGTCTTGGAAAAGACGGAAAATATGCAATTGAAAATTGCGATGGAGAATTACAATCACAAGGAATTGGTAGTACTGTTCAACAAGGTGGAGCTACTGTAACTGTGATAGATGGCACTACTACTATTGTTAGAAGTAACGGGTAAATATATAAGGGTAGTTTAATCGCTACCCTTTTTAATGGCGATAATCGCCGTGATTTTATAAGTAAGTAGATAAGGTGGGTAGATTAGTGAGTGAATAATATTTAGACCCTTTAGCCCAATTTTCTTCAGCCCACAAAGGTTGAAAATTTGTATAATGATTTAATTGTATAACATCTTCTTTTGTTTTAGCTAAAGCTAAAGGCTTTATATGGTCTAAATGCCATTCACCTTGATTACTCCAACTCATACCTTGAGTAAATTGTTTTTCAATATGTATTTTAAATTCTTCAAAAGTACATCCTAATATTTTTTCTGATTTATTAGATTTTCTTTGACAATCAATTCTTTTAAATGAATTTTTTATTAAAGTTCTTATATTACATTTAAATTTAAAAATTAAATCTGTTTTTTTTCTATTTTTAAAATATTCTCTTCTGTTTTTATTTATTTTTTCTCTATTATTTAAAACATATTTTTTTCTATTGTCTTTATTACAAATTCTATAATTGCAAAATTTATTTAATAAATGTTCTTTATTATTAATGTAATATTTTTTAAAATAATCTTTGTTGCAATCTTTGCATCTATGTTGTAAACCATCTTTTTTATTTTTATCTTTTGAGAAATCATTAATAGATTTTTCAATTTTACATTTACTGCATTTTTTCATAAGTCAAAATTATAACAACAAATATAATTAATTTATAACAAACTTTTTTTATTTTATTATAAAGATATTAATATTAATATAAAAATAATATGACTGTTTTAAACGAAATCAAGACATTGCTTGGAATGGAAGTACGTCTTGCACAATTAAAACTTGAAAATGGCACGGTAATCGAAGCAGAAGCTTTTGAACCTGAAATGGCTGTTTTTATAGTTAATGGTGAAGATAGAATTGCAGTACCTGTTGGCGAATA